ATCCGTGCATGTCACCCGAGGGAGACGACGAAAAGGATGGTGTGTTGATTATAGCAGATCACCCTTTCGTCGCGGACGACGCGAGGGGTAGGCCTTTTTCTAGCACGCTAGGCGCTAAACTCCGCAGGATTGTACGAGAACACTGGGATGGTCCTGTCTATCTCGACTACGCAATCAAGTGTGCCCCAAAGAGAGGTAGAAGAATAACGGATACTATCATCGCTACGTGTCGCGGTTATCTTGCAAAGACTATTGAGGAATCGAGACCTAGCAAGATTATCCTTCTGGGCTCTATCGCTATGAAGTCTATGTTTGGCCGTAGTGCGGGAGCTTTTTCTACACGGAAATGTTTTGGCTGGCTAGAAAAAACGCATACACCAGTGTTTATGTTGATGAGTCAGCAGGTTGCGCTCAATAACCGTTTTTTAGAGAGATGGTTTGAGGAAGATCTTTCTTGGGCAATAAAACAAAAAGTCTCGGACTTACGTGAGCAAAGTAGTCGCGACGGCATTGCTAGCATGATTACAACCAGCGACGAGGCCAAGGAAGCCGTTTCTATTCTTAGGGAGTCAGAATGGATCTGCTACGACACCGAAACAGTTGGTCTATTGTTCAACAAAGATTTTGAGATCATATCCGTTTCTGTGTCCTCCAAATATAGCGAAGACGCATTTGTTTGGTCGGGTAACTCGTTGAAAGATGAGGAAATTATATCTCCGCTTTTACGCCTCCTAGAAGATCCGAATGTAAAGACAGTCGCGCAAAACGCTAAGTATGATTCAAACGCCATGTACTCGGCGTTCGGCATAGAAGTTCAAGGACTTCATTTGGATACACGCCTTATCCGTAAGTTACTGGAACCAGAAAGTGTGGCAAAATTATCTGTTTTGCAAGAAGCCGTAGGCATGGGGGGAGGTAAAGAAATTGCGGATAAACAAATTGCTTCTATTACGAGAAATATCAGAAAGGCAAAATCGGATGTTGAGCTTGCAGAAGTTGGTCCTATCGGATGGGTGAAGCCCATAGCGGAGAAAACGTGTGCGCCGGGGGTGTACGCTTACGGCCTAATGGATCGCGTAGTCAGAGATAGGTATTGTGCGCGAGATACAGTTTCTACGGCCAGAGTTGCAGAACTGTACGAAGAAAGATTGAAGGGCACGTCAATCCAAGTTGTCTGGGATGAGATTATGTTACCGGCAGCGCGAGCGATTGAATATGTAGAAAGGTGGGGTGTTGCCGTTGACAAAAAGAAGATAGCCAACTTTTCTTTAGTCGTTACGGATCTAAAAGAAAAAGTTACGGCTAGACTGTTTGACAAAGGCACGTTCAACCTCAACTCAACTCGCGAGCTATGCAATTATCTTTATACCGTTTATAAACTACCCATCCTATCAAAGACGGATACGGGTAGCCCTTCTACAGACAAAGCTACGCTTGAGCTTTTATTATCAAAAAATCTAAAGACCGAACAAAAGCAATTCGTAGAAAACATGCTCGAATACCGAAAGGTATCAAAGATGCACTCCACATACGCGACTAAATTAGGAGGGTTCATACGAGATGACGGTAGAGTACACCCCTCTTTCAATCTCGTCGGCGCTAGAAGCGGGCGGATCTCCTGTAGTGATCCTAATGTGCAACAAATACCAAGGGCGGATACCGAACTAAGTTCGATGGCTAGAGATTGTTTCGTCGCGCCAAAAGGTCGCGTATTTGTTCAGCTAGATTATTCCCAGTTGGAGTTACGCATAGCCGCGATGCTTTCATTAGACAAAAATATGGGTGACGTGTTTCGCTCGGGTAGGGACTACCATATGCGAACTGCGCAAATTATATCGAAGCAAGCGTGGGGAATCTCTCCTAACAAGGTTACTAAAAATCATAGAACGATGGCTAAGTCCGTGAACTTTGGTTTGTTCTATGGAATGTCTACGGGAACCTTAGCCAAAAATATTGGGTGCAGCAAAGAGGAAGCACAGAAGATTCAAAACGCTGTGTTTGGAAGTTTCCCAGATCTAAAAAGGTGGTGTGACAACCACGTACAGGCGGCGCGTAGAGAAGGGTGTGCTTACACATATTGGAAGAACAATCGCGCTAGAGTGAGGCCTTTGTTTAGAATCGCGGACCAGGATGACCATGTTAGAAAAACCGCAGAGAATGGATCGTTCAATACGCCCGTTCAGGGTACGGCCAGCGACTTCTGTTTAGCGTCATTGGCTAGGTGTGTTGAATGGTTAGTAAAAGAGAGGTTTCCTGCAAAACTTGTTTTGACGGTACACGATTCATTACTCTTTGAAGTAGACGAGAAACACCGAGATGAGCTTATAGACTCTGCAAAACATTTGATGACGGACTGGGAATCAAATAATGTTCCTCTCGTTGTCGATGCTGAAATAGGGAAAACTTGGGGAAAATTAGAGGGCTTAGACTAAAAATACCCCTCGTTTCATAATGTTACTGTGCAGAAGGAGAGCACAATGGAAAATGATGAGTTTTTAGAGGAAGTAATCGACATAAACCCCCTGAACATCGACGAGCATTTTCGCCGGGTGCCCGCCGAACTAGCTTACTATAATCAGCAGTACGCCGACGCCTTCGAGAAATATCTAAGGTCAAAAATGTTGTGTGAACGCGCCCATGCCGAAGCATACAGAAGAATATCTCAAGAATCGGAAAGTGAAGGGAAAAGGGCTACGGTTGCTTCTCTTGAAGCCGCTGTTGAAATGGATATGAGCTATCAAATGGCGGAAGAAGATCTCGTTGAGTCTGAGTCCGATAAACAACGGCTTAGGGGGAAAGTTGCTGTCGTGTTGGCAAAAAAAGATATGTTGATCAGCCTAGGAGCCCATATCAGGGTAGAGATGAGCGACCCCATGATCCGCGCCCAAGTTAAGAATAATAAAGAAGCTATGGCACCGGAATACTAGATGATTTTTGGGTTTGACGAGTTTGACCCACTAATGATTATAGTGGATGAAGAATTAGACATGATGCACGCAGACATGGAGGAGGAAAGGAACACACCAAAATACGAAATACGAGCTAACAAGCATAGGACACTAGAAGAAAAAGGAAAAAGGGAAATGGGAAATTTAGTAAAATACGGCGGGTTCGATTTAGGCGAACTCGACAAACAAGACAACCAAGTAGCGGCAACAACAATGGTTGGTGCCGACTTTATGAAGTTGGTTCCTGGGAACAACAAAGTGAGGTTTATTCCTCCCGACGTTGGGGGATCTCCGTTCGTTATCGTGAACGAACACTTTATTGATACAGCAAGCGGACAGCGCGTGCGCTTTACTTGCCCACGGCTGATGGAAAAGAAACCGTGCCCAGCTTGCGCAGAGGCCGACCGACTAAAACGTACTGGCAATCCAATCGACCGGGATAAAGCGTGGGGGTTTTATCCAAAACTTCGCGTCTACGCGAATGTTATTGATCGCGAAAACCCAGGCACACCTCGCATACTCGCTTTCGGTAAGACAATCTGGGACGGTCTAAAACGTATCCGACGCGACAAAGATGAGGGAGGCGATTTCACTAACCCCAATGCGGACGGTTTTGATGTCATCATTACTCGCGAGGGTGCGGGCAAAAACGACACCCGATATAGTGTTCGGCCCGCTAGAACAGATAAGGCGCTAGCCGACTCATCAGATGAGATCGACGCTATTGTGAATGATCAATGGGATCTCACAAAATATTCATCCGTCCCTTCTCTGGATGAAGTCATTTCCATGATGCAAAATGGGTATGAAAATAGAGATGCCGCACCACAAAGTAAACAAATTGCCGCGCCTCCTAGGAGCCTGCCAGCTAAGTCTGGTAGAGGAAAAGCAGAAGATCAAGTTTACGATGTAGACTCTGACGAAATACCTTACTGATCTAAGAATCCCCTTGGCTTTATTGGTTTGTCCAAGGGGTTAGGCACAGGGCCATTTTCAGCCCTCATGGTTCTAGCGCGGGATGTAGCCGCAGCGTCAGGCGGGTGGGATGCCCGTCATTGCCAGTAAATACACGATCCTTCGGTAGCCCAGTACGGGGTGGCGAGCGTGCCGGGTCGGTGGGATGCCGGTCGCTTTTTTACGAGGGAGAAAAGAATGAATTTAGAAAAAGCGTATGCGGAAGTTCGGGCGAACGGAAAGCATATCTGTAGTGTTGGATCGCCTTTAGAGTTTATCGCGCATGTAGGCCCCGAGAACCCCGTATTTGCAGCTATTTTCAGTAGGTTTACTTATTTTAGATGGGGTCCGGACACACCAATAATACTTGGGTGTGTTAACTCACAGGACTTTAGGAATCTAAAGGGGTGCGAGAAATGGTTCACACGTATGCTACGCGATTTTTTCGGGGTGTCCTCGGAGTGGATTATTATAGACATTCCTAATCATAACGAGTTGACCGGAGGCCCTATACAGGGCTTTGAAGACTAGAAAATGAGCAAACTAGAATCACCAATAAATCCAAACGGTAAGCAAGAAATTCCAAAACCTTCAGAGGCCATAATTGACACACCTATAAGCGGCCCTTCCGCGTGTAACTGTGATCAAGCATTGTTTCTTATTTCTATACTTGAACAGGCAAACATCGGTTCTCTTGTACGTGCGGCATTGGCAGGAGAAAATAATGAAAAGAATTATTAGTGGAATCATAGTAACCGCTTTTTGTGTGTTACCTAATTGCGCAACATTTATTGCCAACAATCCTGGTATTACGGATGCGCTAGCTAACTATAACTGCCGAAAAGGATACAGCGCGTGTACCCCTCAAATTGATCTAATATACTATGGCCCAGAGATCATCTACGTGTACGAAGACTAGGCACAAATGTCCGACACAATTCAAATCGTTATCGACGCACTAAAAGCTAAACATGGTAAAGAAGCTGCCCGCAAAATGTCAGATGGGGCGCGGTCAGCAGTAACGGATGTTATTCCTACTGGGATACTTCCTTTAGATAATTGGGTGACAGGGTGCGGGGGTCTTCCCGTTGGGAGAGTAACAGAACTCTTTTCCGAAGAAGGGGGAGGGAAGACCTCTTTGGTGTACCAGTGTATCGGACAGTGCCAAAAGATGGGAGGCATATCAATACTCGTAGAGACTGAGGATGCGCTTGACCCGCTTAGAGCCGAAGTATTTGGCGTAAACTTAGAAAATTTGGTCCTCATTGAGCCTAACAATATGGAGGAAGCCCTTGAGCAGATAAATACCGCGATAAGCGCTCTACCAGAAGGCGTAGGGCCTATACTTTTGGCGTGGGATTCTTTAGCAGCAACACCTACAAAGGCCGAGATTGAAGCCGGTTTGGTTGGAGGCAATGCGATGGCTGATCGCGCCAGGCTAATGTCTCGCGCCTGCCGCGTATTAGGAAACATTGTTTCAAAACACAAAATTGCAATGCTTATTGTCAACCAGACACGGACTAAAATGGGCATCATGTTCGGCGATAATATGACTACACCTGGGGGGCAGGGCTTAAAGTTCTTGTCCAGCTTGCGTCTAAAAATATCGGGGGGCAAAGCAAATAAGAACGACCTAGGAGATCACACCGCAAAAGATATTTTGTTTCATGCTGTAAAGAACCGCATGGCCCCTCCTTGGCGCAAGTGCCGAGTAAGGCTGGACTATGAAACAGGGTTCGACAATGAATGGACCGTTATTGATTTCGGTAAAGAAAGGAAGATCCTAAAACCTCGCTCAAGAGGCAAAAAAGCGTATGATGAAGTGATTGAGGCTTTAGGTTGGAAAACAAGTACGGATCATGCCAAGGGCGACGAATGACACGTATAGCATTTGTTGGCGACGTTCACGTTGCTAACCATAAGAAATTTGGCGGACTTACAAATAAAGGTGTAAACGAAAGGTGTGAAAATATTCTTTACGCCCTCTCGTCTGCCGCAGTATTGGCAAGAACACAAAGGGCAGAAACTCTAGTAATCCTAGGGGATCTTTTTGATACGCCTAGGCCTAGCCCACAAATAGTAAAACGTGTGCAAGAAATCGTCGAGACTATTCCTACGGTTATCCTCGCTGGTAATCACGACCAATGTAGCGATGAACCTGGCGACAATGCACTAGCTCCCTTGTACCCTGTGGCTGAAGTCATCGACGCGCCTGACGTTGTTCCTGTGGGTGACGTAGACCTTCTCATGGTGCCTTATCTATCTGGCGACTACACAAAGAGGTTAGACGACGAGGTAACGACCTTAGTGCGCCAAGGGCTTGCAGGAACCAACGAGAAAAGAAAAAGGATACTCTGTTTTCACGCCGGAATAGTAGGAGAAAAGACACCTTTCTTTCTAAAAGAATCATCGGCCTCAATTTCTAAAGATAATCTTTTTGGATTAGCCGAAAAGCACAACATATCTATGTCTTTTGCAGGCCATTGGCATACGACAGAAACATGGCAGCACGATAACGGCGAGCACAGGTGTTTAGCTGTACAAGCGGGTGCGCTGGCACCAACCGGCTTTGGCGATCAAGGTGTCCACTACGGCAACATGTATATCTTTGATAGTGACAAAGACGAGCTTGAGTATCACACCGTTCCTGGTCCTCGCTTTATCGACGTTACCTTAGATCAAGATATTACGTGTATCTCGCAAGGACGAGAAGACAGACTAAAAGACTGCCGACTTTATGTAAGGATAAATGTTGATGAAACAGAGATTAGCTTAGGAGAAACAATCATAAAGGCGGGCATAGACGCTAATGCCATTGAAGACGGCGAGCTTTCTATAAACTCGGATAGGTCTAAAGAAGCCTGTGAAAAAGCCGCGAAAGCTACGCAATCTTCTGAGACACTAGAAGAAGCCTTGGCCGAGTACACAACACAAATGGTCGTAAAAGGTGTAGACGAATTAGATATCCCCGAAGCGAGACTAGAAATACTTGCCAAGGCGTTAGAATGTTTGAGGAAAAGCGGTGCTGATTAGAAAAATTGAATTACAAAACTTCATGTCATACGAAAACTCTGTCATTGAGTTACCCAAAAATGGCGTGGTTGTTATTACGGGCGCAAATGGTTCCGGTAAATCAAGCATAGCTGAAGCTACGGCAACAAGTGTTTGGGGAAAGACACTCCGAGGTAGTTCCCCATGGGTTGCAGACAAAAAAGGTTTCTCTAAAGTAAGCGCCGAAATAGCAGGAAAAATTATTGAATTTACTCGGCAGACCACACCAAAAGGTAAAGTATCCGCCAAGTTTGATCCTTCGCCAGCTAACTATGCGACCGCGACAAAAACACAAAATGCTATAGATAGTCTAGTAGGAGACTTCGACACTTGGCGTAAATGCGCCGTATTTTCTTCACAGGATGCAGCGCACTTTACATTATCTACGGATGCCGAGAGAAAGAGACTACTAGAATCACTTTTGGGACTCGATAAATTCGATATCGCGCTAAAAACCTGCCGTGATGAACAAAAAATAATAACGGCAAAAATTCGTACTTTAGAAAACGATATTCTGAAAAACAAAACTGAGCAGAGTGTAAAAGAAACGATCATAGAGGAAGATACCCTGCGGCTTCGTAAGGCAAGATCAAAAGCGGATATAGAGGGCGCATACTCAGATGCGGAAATAAAGAACCTTGAAGCACGTATTGGCGAGCAGCAAACATCGCTTAAGGAAATGTACCAAGAACTTCGTAAGGGCAGAGATGAATTATCATGTTCACGCGCCGAACGAGAACAACATACAAATGCTGTATTGCGCTTAGACAGCGACACTTGCCCTACTTGTCGCCAGTCTTTGAAAACGTCTAGCGTTGAGAAAATGAAACGGGATGCGCACGCCGATATTGAGCGTGTAAGTATTGAAATAAATATGCTATCCGCGGACCAAGATTTACTAGACCAGGAAGTAGACGTACTAGAAAAAGAAGCCCGTAAAAATGAAGCAGAGTTAGCTAAACAAAAAGCCATCATAAGTGTGGGGGAGAGATCTCTAATTGCTCACCTAGAAGCCTCAATTAAAAAGGCCAAACTAGATATGCTTCCTCTAAATTCTAAGTGTAAAAGTCTCGGCAGACAACTTGAAGATACCGAGTACGATCTTGCGCTATCTGAAAACACACAAACTGTATTGGGAACAAAGGGTGTTAGGGCTCATATTCTAACGTCGGCCCTTGGCGCACTTGAGATTACTTCTAACAAATGGCTCAGAAAAATCGCGTCTAAAAATGCCCGCATATCTATAAGGCCATACGTTGAAAACAAGTCTGGTGGAATCCGCGAATCAATATCTTTAGATATTACTGGCATAGGTAGCGGCGAGGGTTATAAATCTCTATCAGGCGGACAACGCCGTAGAGTTGATGTAGCCTTATTGTTGGGCTTATCGGAGCTTGCGCAAGCGGCTAACCAACATACAAAAGGAACCGTATTTTTCGACGAAGTGTTTGATAGTTTAGATTCTGAAGGCGTGTCCGCAGTAAGTAGTGTCATAGAAGAAATGGCTACGGATAGGTCTGTGATTATCATTTCTCATTCAGAAGCACTTGTAGATAGCTTGTCTTCATGCGCGCACTATGTAGTTGAAAATGGTGAGATAAATCTAAAATAGTCTAAAGCGCTGGCAAAGATCATAATGTATATGTGTGCAATATACAGCAATCATGCAAAATAGAGAAGGGCAAGGCGTGTGGGCCATAGACGCTACAAAGCGCCAAGCGTTAGCCAGTTGCCTAAGAATGTGGAAAAAGGCTCTTGGTAGTGACGTACCCACACTTGCCAAGGTACGAGCGTTTAGGCCCCTCAAAGGCGAAGAACCTTTTATTTCTCTAGCTGACGCAAGTTGGCAAGAAGTAGAGCGTTGGGAGATAAAATGACACAGGTAGTAAATCCGCTGAGATCGAAAATGAATATACACAAAAACTATTGGATTAGGATTCTAAAAGACCCTTCCGATGGCAGAGAACTAAAAATGCAGTTCGCCGAAGATCTAGGGTTTGATTGTCCGCTAGATGCAGCAAGGTATTTAGAAAACGCCGAGCAAACTACCTTTGTAGGTAGCTGGTTTCTTACGGATGAGGAAGTTGAACTCGAAGAAGTAAAACATAAGAGGGGATTGCCCAGCGTTTACTTATGCGCAGATAGAGATCCAGAAGGCATAAAAACGCTAAAGAAATCCTACACAGATATAAACGGAACCATTTTGTCCCTAAGCGAAAATCTTGATGAGTTTATGGAAGAAAATGCCGAAATAATTGATACAACATTAGAAGCCATTGCTCAGATAGTTGAGTGGTCTGCGGACTTTGATGAAGAAAAAGACTGTCTGTCTCGGAGAGGGAGAACATCCCTCGGTCTTCTCGATTTATTAGAAGAACACTCAAGCAGTACAGACCGACTAATTGTTCTTCTCGATTTAGTGCGCTTGTTTGTTCAAAGCGAAATATCCACTGATTGGGCATTTGGCAGCGGCTTATCTTCTAAAGATAATATGGAGATCATGTAATGGAAATTTACTTAGACGAGTACATTTGCGACAAGTTAGATCTTTCCTATTATGAAGGGCATAAAGACCTTAACGCCTTAGATGAAGTGAATTTACAGCTAGGCACGTTACTGTACCACCGAAGATGCTGGGATATAAAGCACCGCAAGATATTTGCCGATTACGTTTCTTCTGGAGAACCAATAAGGGTCGCCCCAGCTATCGGCCCAGGCTGGTACACCGTGACAAATTACCCAGAAAATAAAAAGTCTGACAAACTTATTCCTTGACGTGCTATAACCCCTACAATAATGACCAGCGTAACTGTTGCTAGTTTTTTTGTTGGGATATTTATTGGATTCTTTCTCGGTCTTGGGTGGTTATGCGAAATCGTAAGCGATATAGAGGAAGGACGTACCAAAGCCGATTACTTGCAAAGAGAGGAAAAGCTGCTGAAGTAATCGGCTTTGTTCTCAGGAAACTTGTTTATGGGGATAATGCAGCGAAACAAAGGCAAGCGATTCGAGAGGTTAATTGCCCAAAAGTTACGGGAAGCGTTTCCAGAATATTCCGAGGAAATAAGAAGGTCGATACAGTCTCGGGTTGCAGAAGAATCTGATGTCACTGGATTACCTGGCTTCTGGGTTGAGTGCCAAGATGCGGCAAAACCAACTCCTTTGAAAAAGCTAGAACAAGCCGAACGTGACGTGATGGAAAATAAATTGAATGGGGAAATTTTACCAATCGCCGTAACGCACCAGAAAAACACAATAGAAATTTACGTTACGATGAGAATGCACCATCTACATTTTATATTCGGCCACCACATAAACGATTATAGGTACTGCACGCCTTTATCATGCGCAGGTATTATGCCGCATGTTACAGTAACCCTTTCCGACTTTCTTGAAACGGCAAAGGAATATATCCGACATGTTGGATCCCCGCGGTAAAGCGTTTTTAGATAAGCAGAAGAAAAGAGCGTTTGATAGAATAGTAAACTCAGCCTCTAAGTATGTTCTTATGAGGAAGTTCAATTCTGCTAGTAGAGCCGGTCTAAGAGAATACATAGATGAAGGAAAGATTGAGATAATTGACACCGCGTTTGGTAAGGCCTACGCGCTAATCAGCAGGACAAGCGTAGTGTGAAGGCGCTGCGGCAATAAGTAATAATCCTAAGAACACGTCTTCTCCATAAAATTGTCAGGCACCGCCTACCTCACAAGTCCTCTTTACTTACGGGACTTTCCACCCTAAAAAGGGGCCTACATTAAATCGTGTTCTGTTTCTTCAGCTTCTATCGGTTCCCAGATAAACATTACTAGGCCCCAAGCAATACCCGCCCCTATGATTAGTCCTATACTAAAAGAGATAATTATTGCCAGGGCTTCTGGCCGAATCATTGCAGCGATCATTGCTTGTTCCTAAACTTACCAGCCGCGAGCCTATGAAGTGCGGTTATGCCTAATCCCAAACAAATAATAAGCCCGCTACCTATTGTAAATCCGAAACCAAATAGAAAGCCTAGATATGCGACATCATTGGAATTCAAGATCGTGTACCATTTTCCCTATTGGTGTCATCCAATAGCGGCTCTTACTTAAATAAGGTTCTTCGCGCATGGATACTAAGTGCTTCGAGGCAAGTTCATGGAGCGCGATAATATATTGATCAAGTTCTGTACCTTTTCGTTTACCTTTACCAAGCTCTTTTAGTGCTTCTCGTTGTGCCTTAGTAAGTGCCATGATCATTTTACCCTCATCTGTTGACTAGAACTACGTCAATACAAGTCAGAATTTCCGTAAGCATCCTGTCTAATTCACCGCGCACAGTTGGCGATATTTCTAGTCGTGTTTCGTCGTTTAGTATCTGCTGTACGCCCACCAATTTAGACAAGGCAGCGAGACTTAACTGTCTCCGATCCTTGAAAGAACCTCCAACAAATTCCGTCAACACCTTGAGGGCTTGGTCATCAAACATGGTTTTTGAAACAATCATTTAGTTACTCCTCACAACCCGTGTCCAGGTAGGTAATAATTGTTTGACCCATAGAGGTTGAATCTGTAAGGGCATGTATTGATCCACCTGATGCCAGCGCAATATCGTCGAAGCTGTCCGCACACATTTGAGGTACAAATGCTACAAACGTTAGAATGGTATTTTGTATTATTTTAGTAACGGCAGCTTCGTGGACCAGGGGCACCTCGAATGTCTGTCCCGGCTCGTCGGTCCACAAAAATAGTATGCGTGCCGCGGTGGCTCTGTAGTTTAGGCCTAGTGTATTTAGTGACACAGACCTAATCACGTCATAGGTTGGCTCAAGGCCTGAGTTACTTAGCCCAGTAAGGCCTCCTATGGTGCGTAAGGTGGCTGTTCCGTTTGTAAGGTCTTGGACAAGGACAGGGACCGGATTTGTGTCCTTGTCGGGCAAGACAATAACCGCAAACCTCACCGCGCTTACGCCAACATATTTTGTAACCGCCCGCGTCATTGCCTGTGTACTTGCGGCGAAGCTACCGCTGAGCATAGAACACGACCTGTCTATAGCGAATACAACGTCGTATTGTTTTGTAGATAAGTTTTCGTCAACCCTACCGTTACAGTTGTTGTCTATGCCATCGCATGTTTCTGTAGACGCTGTTACTTCGTAAAGACATTCATACGAACCACCGACGCATGTTAGTACCCCCGCATGGCATGGGGGATAAGATAGCGTTTGTGGGTCACCGCTAAAACAAAAATCAGTAAAGCCCAAATCATCAACCACACCATTGCAGTCGTCGTCCTTTCCGTTACACGTTTCTATTTGTGGGGGAACTTCCGCGTAACAAGTAAGCGCCCCTTTGTGGCATTGCCAAGACCCCGTACTGCACTCGCCTACGTTAGAGCCGCACCAATCCCCTATTTGTTCATCATATACGGCTTCGTCTATCTTCCCATCACAGTCGTCGTCTAAGCCGTTACAAGACTCATATGAAGGAAGGCGCTGCCCCGAACATTCTATAAATGCGTTTTCTACGCATAAAGGTTTCCCAGATTTACACTCGCCTACGTTATAAGTTTTACTTGGTCCGTCATAACATGGAAGATCGCACTCCGATGAAGATATAGATATTGCTTCACCACAAGCAAACCAAACCAATAGAAATAACAAAGCAAGTTTAGCCATCCGGATTTTGGCCTTTCTCAAATAGAGATTGAAATACTTGGTGTAATAGCAAACCAAACGTCTGAATAACGTGGTGATCTAGGTTGGCTTCAGTTGTTCCATTTAGGGCTTCTATTACTTCGTGCCAAAATGTTTCCCACGCTAGGCTCTGATTAAGATCAGCGTCTATAGTGATCTGTAGGTTACCGTCATCCCATTCGCCAAAAGCGCTTTCTCCTGCAATAAGATTTTTCTTATGGACAATCTTTATTACATGGCCGCCCAACCGTATGTATTTTGGAAAAGGAACCATAGCTAGTCTCCTACAGGCTCAATCTCTGTCGCGATAACACCGCGTTTTTGATCCACAATATAAGCTATTAAAGCCTTTCGCGACTTGTAGCCGTGTTTGTGGTGCCATGCGTCTGTGCCCGCTAACGAAGGCATACGGTAAACAGTAACGTTACCAAATACTGGAAAGTCTCTTTCGGTATGTAAGTGCCCGCAGAAGATGAATCTATGTTTAGAGTCACCCCACTCTTTTGGTTTTTCGCCTGCTATAATTGCGGGCCAATCGCGAGGCTTCCCAACGTCACCGTGTAAAAAGGTGAGTAAAGAGTTTCCATAAGACACATATTGCCTTGGTGAGAAAGTCTCAACAACATCAACATCCTTAGCTTTTGAAAACCACCCCTGCATAGCCACACGTAAAAGGGTCGCTGTGTAATAGTCGTGGTTGCCTGGAATTACGAACAGAGTAACTGGCGCAAGTTGCCTAAGCATATCAACATAGTCGCGACACAGCTTTACCCAATACCAAGCAAGTTCAGCCGGTGTGCCGTCGCAATCTTGTGGCGTGCCTGCGGTTGTAGTCTTTTGTTGGTTGTCGATATGTAGACCATCCCCTCCAAGAGCTAAGAAAATCCTTTGTGGTTTTCCGCGTTTTATAATTCTTGAAAGGAGATTTTTTGTTACGTCCTTTAGTCTCTTTTTACATTTTGCTCTGTTGTATCCGTCGCCAGTGTAGTCCGGTGCATACTTTCCAAAATGGAAATCGGTTGGACTGATAACGATAGCGTATGGCGGCTTGGTTTGGGGTAACTTTATCGTAGGTACGGCGTAGGTGGGTGCAATGTCTTCAAACCTTAGAGCCAACCTTTTGGCTATGAGATCAACACGACGAAATGAGTCTGCATCTTTCTTTATTTTGCTCCACTCTCTTTTTTCGGCGGTTACTAAAACCTTTTCTTCTTTACGCCGAATTAGATCTTCTATTAGCTCATCTTCGCCGCTCTCACCTATTTCTTCATCTGTCCAAGGGGCGCTGTCGTGGGTGGTTTCCATAGCCCTCAAAATTTCGGTTATGGTGCGTTTTGCTAGTCCAAGTTTTCGGGCAAGTTCGTTCACACTTGCGGGTGCCCCATCCCAGTTTGAATAGGCCTCGCGTATGATTTTCCAAGACTCCCCCGGAATGGCTAAAGGGTTTTTCTTAGACGGCAAATGTACTACGTAAAGATCTCTTGTCTTGTCATACCAGTACGGGCGGCTGTGTTCCATTCTAAGCCCTCAAAAGCGCCTAATGTGGTTACGGGGGCGTTTAGGCTTTGGGGGTAACATGCAGGCGCATACACCCTTCTCGTTCCACATCGGGCGAAAGCCGTATTTGACTAAAGGAGAACAGGCACGGATACACGCATCGACCGTAACTTTTGTATGAAAACTTGCCGCACAGCTCGAAAAAGCGATAAGGACGAGAGGCACTAGGAATTTTTTATGGTACAGTTTCAGAGATGGCCTCCTTCGGGTCAATGCCGCCATCTAACACGGAGAGGTCGAGGAACTAATCAGTGTGTTAGATGGCGGGCTTTTTCTAGTTACCGCACATATAAATAATAAGGGCTATAATACCGATATGCAGTATCCTACCCGCAAATCATTGGGGAAGGGATTTACCTCGTACTGGTGCGTTATCTTCGTCTATCCCGATCAGCCAGTCGATTGATGCCCCTAGTACGTTTGTAATCGCAAAAAGGCGCACAATATCTGGAACAGTACGGCCTTGGATCCAGTTTGAAATCGTACTACTGCTTACACCAGATCGAACAGCTAGTTCGGTAATGGTCATGCCTTCCATACAATCGAGCAGCCTAGGCCCGAAAACTTTTGTGATATGATTATATTCTTCGACCCATTCTTCAGGTTTCCTTGGCATTGCTTTGGTCCGTCAACCAGCACCACAAGTCTGAGCCCGTTCCTAGAAGTCCAACTATAAAACTAGCAATAATAAATATTGCACTTAGCGCGAAAAGGTTCAACGAAGTCGCTAAGTAATCCCAGTTCCCCATTTGTTGGTGTTTATGTGCAGCAGAAGGGTCAGTAAAGGCGGGTTGCATGATAAATCTCTCAGAAATATCCTACCATAAGTTATGATAGATAAATACGCTTCATTGTCCCGTCTACAGGGTAAATAAGAACAGCCTGTCCTACAGTTGTCCACACCGTTTCTAGCTCATCCCATACGGGCGTGTCTTCTTTAACTCGCCTTTCTCGTTTCCACTTTCGGAGGGTATCTGCATCTTTGCATCTAAATTCTTGTTTGTTTACCAATACGATATACACGTTACCTCAGTGCGGCGGTAACTAATGTTCCTAAAACAAATCCGAGTACCCCCATACTCGTGTAAAGCACCAAGTCACTTTTAGAAAATAAGGATTTTTCAGAAGCAGGTTTTGGCGGCAATACAATCTTATTAATAACCGTAGAAGTTCTTACGGCAAGTTTATCTAAGCAACCATTTAGAGCAGATCTTGTTTCTTCTGTGCGGCCTTCCCACGTAATTGCAGCATCGTACAAACCTTTTTCGCATTTCGTTAGTACGCGATTAGGATCGCAAATACGGATTTCTTGTGCGTTGGCTATTACCGAAGGCGGCAAAAATGATAACGCAGATGCAACAATAGCTATTTGTTTCTTAGACGCCATGGCCTCAACACCCTTGATAGTAAGTTGTTTGCCGCGTTTCCGCTATTTTTAGAAAGCCTTTCTTCGGTAGTGGCTTTTATTTTTACACGATCTGCAACAACCTTTGAGTCAGTCGCCTTATCTTTTCTGGCAATCTCTTTCTGAACCATATCGGCTTGGGTTTTCTGTCGCTCTACTGCTTGGTCGTAGCCGAGTGATGTAAACTTAGAGCGCAAACCGAAGTACGCCCCTATTCCTCCAAGAATACTAATCAACGCGGCTACGACCCAGCCCATAACTATTTACCTGAGGCTATGACTGCCGGACGGACCTTACCATCGACGAAACTTTGCCCGCCGATAAGCGTTACGCCAGCAAGACCCGTTGTCGCGCCCATCGTCGTGACAATCTGTTCAAGTACGCTATTGCCAACGCCAAGAAAGAATCCGACTCCGAGTAATCCAACAGTCGCGCAAAGCATTAGCAAAAACACAATGCACTTTTTACTACCAAAAAATGATTTTTCCATCATTCCTCCTAATCACACTCGACATCCAGTTTCGTGCAGATTCGCGCCATGCTCAACTGCATTTTCCCTAGGCTATTACGAAGTTCCCTATTGAGCTTCATAAGTTCCCTCCTGTCATCCTTCGATTCCTGCGCTAATGCGCCGAACTTATCGTCACTGTGTTTTTCTAAATGTACGATTTTGGATTCGAGGCTGGACAGCCTGTATCGAGATTCCCCGATGATAGCAGCCGTTAGAACTAAAGCAACTATAAGTGGCCAAAACTTTACCAATACTTCAAAAGCATTGGGTTGTGGAATGTCGGCAGTTAGTAGTTCTGGATCGGTAGTCATTGTTCATTTCCTATTCGTTCACCAATTCGTAATGAACAAGATCGTCGAACGAGTTATCGGCAGTCTTCCAGTCACGGTCCCAGTCTCCGCCCCAACGGATTAAAATTCCCATCTGTATTGCCGTTCCTAAAACGAATCCAGCAAATAAAGTAATACGCTCGCGGTCATTCCAATCTATCGGATAGCAAATTGCATCAACGGCAAGGCTAGGCAATTTGTTATGCGTCGAGTCGGGCCATTGAAGCTGTGATCGGTTAGTCTCTTTCATTTCTTCCTGATCAGACTGGTTCCTATGTCCAACCAAAATAGTGTTATCAAAAGTTTCAACCACGCGATTGAATACCCACTGCAAGCGTTCGTCGCATTGTGCAAGTTTGATTGCAGATCGTTTGCTGTATTTGGGCATAGCTATGGTACTTCAGAGACTAGATTGATCTGGCCTGTAGCAGACGACTTATTCACACAACAAAGGG